CTACGCTCAAACCCACCCTGAGGGAGCATTGTGACATTCTTTGCCCTGTCTAATGCACTGGCATACTGCTGAATATCCAATCGCCCTTTAACGAGAGGGTCTAACTCACCGACTGTAAAGTTAGATTGATAAAGTGTTACTCTGCTCATCTGACATCAACCAACACATAATCTGCTAGAACCTGGGTAGATTGTCCGGCACCATCGATAGCCGTTGCCTGTCTGAAATAACCGCCTCTATTGTTTTCCAGTGCCGATCCCGTAGAAACATTTTTCCAATAATCTGCTTTTGTTATTTGATCGGTTACCGGTTCGGCTAGATGCCATGCCATCATATAGACCAATAATGTAACGAAATAACTGGGCATTGATCCTTCGGCTACTGTTGCCTGGTAATCCACATATATTGTGCTTTCCTGGGTCAGTAGCTCCGTCCCCTGTATTTCATAATCCGTTAGATGATCGGCTCCACTGCTGTTACTGGTAAAGACTTTCCGGGGAACTCCATTCACCATATCACTAGGCAAGGTAAAGGACTTACTCCAATAGGTTGTCGGGTCACTGGACGATTCACTCAGTTGGACTTTTTTTAAAGAAAACGACCAGGGATATAAACCCAAGGCCATTGCTTTTACTCTAGGATACAAGGTATTGCAGAGCGATCCGGCAGTTGAGCCATCGGAAAAACTGGTGATAGAGGTAGAACCAAGAAGTTGTAGAGCCTCAGAACAGATAATTACATCAGTATCGCCACTAGCCATTCAAAACCCCTTAGAATAAGCAGGGGACGTTTCCGCCCCCCACAGATAATTAATTAGTCACTGTCTGATACAGCACCGATAGTTGTACCATCGCCAATATCGACAACTCCAGAGGCATTAGATACAACAACGTGCATCGTAACTGTTCTGGTGCCACCAGTGGCTCCGTGTACAATTATCATGTCACCCACATTCAATGTGTCGGAAAGATCATCGAAATAACCACTCGCATCGATTGCGGTATGTGCGTCCGTGCTAGTATAAACATAGAGTGCAGGGAGAGTACCGGCAAATGCCTGGCCACCCAAAGTTCCCCATCCTGATCTACTAAATGCCATGATTAAGACTCCCTACAAGTTACATCGCAAAGGCCGTCCGTATCGATAACGAGAGCATTTGCTGAAAACATTGATGTTACTAACCATGATGTTCGGTTTGGAACATAGTTGATTTCCGTCTTAGGGTTCATACCCATTGCCAAACCACACGCTGACTTATGCCATGCAAAGCAGGTTCTGTCGCTTGAGCCGTCTATGTTAAGACCACCTTCATCCCGGTCACCTACCATGTGTATGGTAAATCCTGCGAATTGGTTAATCTCACCACGAGCCAAGCCTTGAAGTTGAATAAAATCAGAACTTACTGCTCGTTCATCACCAAGTAGAGATGCCATAGAATTTGCATGAATAACCATGTGTCGGTCAGTCATTGGTACGTTTTTGGCACTAAGTTTTTTACCGGCCTCAAGAATTTTGCCTACATTCAAATCTGATGCAGAGGCTGAACCCGATGTCACCACTGTGTTTGCCACAGTAGATCCGGCTGATGCTGATAGCATTGCATCCAGAATAACCTGGTCTTGCCGTCTGGCGATAGACTTTCCGAGCATTTCTGCTAATTCGGATCGTTCATCATAGTTTACTTTTGCCTGGTTGAAAATATCAGAATACTCAGATGCAGACCAATCTTTCAAGGTAACAGAGGCTTGTGACCATGTTGCGTTAACAGCGGTTACCTCGGCCCCTGGTGTCCTTTCGGATGCTTGGGCTGATGCGAGTTTCGGAAATTTAACAACCGATGAACCGACTTCAGTTCTGGTACGAACTGTGCCGGCTAATACACTCTCACCTTGAAATGCCTGATGGACTTCAGCATCGAATAAGGTAAGGAATGCGGTACTTATATTTGTAGCCATAGTTTGTTATTCCCTAACAAAAATTAAAATTCAGTTTGTTGGTTGTGGAATAAATCCGCCAATCGTTCAGATTGAACGGCTACGACTGTAGTTATCGTTCATTTTCACCAATAGCACAACATTATCTGGTAGTAAAGCTAAAAGTCCCTACTAGATTATGCAATGTTATCGTAGAACTCTTTTTCCTTCTGCTGTCTCCATGCCGGATCATTTTTCCATCGGGGATCAGAAACGTAGGATTGTAGCTCCTGTCGTGTCTTTCTTTCCCCATCCATTGACGGAATAGGTATCTGTTGCTCACCGGATATGTTGCGGAGTTTACGGATTAATCGGGTACCATCGGCACTGCCACCCATTTGATCCAGTACAGCCATTTCCTCATTGGTAATGACACCTTTAGTCTGTAAAGATTTCGCCCAGTTAAAGTTGGATTTTACCATTTCCACAGCATTCTTACCCAATTTCGCCTTTTGTTCAGAGAGATATTGCTGTCTGTCCTGCTCGGCAGTCTGCGTACTTTCGATAAACTGCTTGGCTAATCCCTCAAAATCATCCTGGGAAAAGCCATATCGTTTCGCCATATCCATATAATTGTTGAGCATATCATCATCATCGGGGAGATCTTCACCTAGAAACTTTGTATCATATTCTTTTGGAGCTTTATGGTCACCTCTGGAAAACTTCTTCTCTAGGTCAGCATAGGATTTGGCTAGTTTCTCATTATCTATTCCGTTCTCCTCCGACCAGAACTTGTCCGGGAGCCAATCCGGTTTGACGAGTTCGACTTCGTCAGGATCAACACCCTCCGGCTCGGCATCACCCGTGGTGTGCGTGTTTTGGTCTTCTTCTGTATTCTCTGGGGCATTGAGGTCTTCTCCTGCTAAATCAGCCATGTTTGTCTCAGGGGCAACTGCTTCTTGCTTATCCTGTTCTTCAGCCATCTTTAACTCTCCTTATTCTGTTTTCGATTTGTCGTATGATTGAATTTTGACCCTCTCGGTGAAATCCGTAACTAGGGTCACTACCTGGAATCCAACTGGGTTGATCCAGAGTAATGCTTTTGAGATGCTTTAAAACCTTCTCTCCATCCGGTGAATTAAACAATTCAGCATAAGCAATATCCATTTGTGATACTTCCGGTTCGGCTCGTTCCTCTGGACTCCAGAGGTCATCATCCAACTGGCTGTTCAGGTTCGGCTTGTTCACCTTGTACCATTCCTTGCTGTTGCTGTTGTGCCATCTGTTGAGCCTGTTCCATCATCATTTGCTGTATCTGTTGCCGTTCTTCTGGAGATGTTCGTATTTCAGCCGGGATTGCTAGTTGATCGGCTATATAATCCAGAACCACATCCTGCTTAATTGCCATCTGACCGGTAGGCCCAAAGTTCTGAGCAATCTGCATATACTGCATTATTTCCCCGACTTTCTCCATATTCTGCGACATAGCAATCGGGGCAACCGGTACAACTTTTACCTGCAACCCATTGATACTTAATGGTAATTCTATCATGCCCAGTTCATCCATCGTTTCCAGGGTACGTCTTACTACCGGATACATAGTCTCATTGATAAGTCTGCCGAATGCTGATCCCATGTTTTGGGCTAACTGTTTCATGCGTTCTGCGATCTCGGTTGCGGATCGGGCTGATGAGGTATCAGGGGGAAGGCTCTCATCCATTAATATTTGCTTTATTGAAGTTACAAGATCCTGTTGAGACATTTGCGATAATTGAGGATCTCCGGATCGTGGGAGCGGTTTCAAACTTTCGCCTTGGTTCCCACCATTTCGCGCCACCGGTATGATCGCACCGGGAACCAAACGGACTGAATTTGGATTGAGAACACCATCATCCATTGCTGTATAGACACCGGCTATAGAGAGTGAGGCATTTTTAAGATGGTATTCCTTTAATTTATTGAGGGTCTTGATGTCATGGAGTGCTGTTAGTACCGGTCCTCTGCCGTATTTCTCGCCACTCGCCTTCATATATCGGGCAACTATCCAGGGAAAAGAGTTTAATCGCCTGTACACAATCTCATCATCACCCTTTTCTGTGAGAACATGATAGTGGAATACCCCATCATCCTTGTCGTAACAGGTGATTTCGCAAAGATTTATCTTTTCATCGGGCTTACTTTCGTATTCTTTTTTAAGATATGCCGGAATATTGGCATCCGGATACTCCTGATCCAGAACCGAAAAAGGAACTTTATGCTTTCGATAGACCTTATCGACTGTTCCAAACGGCCCTTCATCAAAGGCAATGAGGAAGGATGGGACGGCAGTGTAACGAATAGGTTGCACTTCGTCACCGGGTTGGACAAGCATAACGGCTGTGCCAATAGCTAACTCTAGTAGGAACTCCCCCATTGCCATATCAAAGTTCGATTGTCGCATGACATCAAACATCTTATCCGCATAGTCATCCAATATGCGTTGCACCTCAACTCTGCGTTCTTCAGGTATTTCTTCGCCAGGGACTAATCGGCACCACTGTCGTTGGGGAGGGAAAACCCCGGATTGAAGCCGGTTAGCAAATCGTTGGGTTGAGTGTATAGCGGTGCTGTCATAGACCCTGGACATCTTGTCTGTCTTTGGTGAGGATGACTCATAATTCCCATCGTATAAATTACGATTTGGCAGGACATATCTATAAGCATCCTCATAAATTGATCTCCACTCATCTTTGTGAGCCATAGCCTTTTTAAATCGGGCCATTAATGTGTGGGTGGGTAATCTCAAGAGTAGGACCTACTGACTTTTATCTTACCGCTAGTCTCCTTCGCCAGTTTTTTCGCTTGAGCCATCCCCTTCTTCGTGTACTTGAACTTCTTTTTCTTCGTCCCGTCCTTCGTCTTGTAGCTGACTGTCGGCATTGGTCATCTCCTTTTTTCGTGGATTTCGGATATATTTCTTCATTATCGTGGATTACGTCCGAGTTTCATTTGTTCTTCCGGCATATTCGGATTGCCGAGCATTGGAGAGGTTCTTTCCTGGGAGACCAGCTGAGACATGGTGCCTCCTTTACGCAAAGCTGATTTTCTTGCCCTAAATTTTTTCTTTTCCTGTAGCTCCTGCCGTTGAACCTTCTGTTCCTGCTTTATTACACTCTCCTGGGGATCAGATGTCGTGGGTTCCGGGTCAGGTGATCCACCGCCTCCAAAAATAAATCCCATCAAAAATACCTCGCATATAAAAAATGATCTTCCTGGTTGGGGCCAAAGTTCTTCATAACCCCTTCTTTTCTAAATACCATAAGCTCTATCCACCGAATAGCCCGAAAGTTCTGCGAATAAACGTAACATTGATATCTTTTTGCTTTCAATACCTTGGCTGTATACTCAAAAAAACGCAGAGAAGTGCGGTGCATTTTCATCTTATGGGTGTCTAAATCATCAGCTGGGATAAGCCAGCACTCATAACAGCCCTTCCAGAAGGGAACAAGGCCAAACATAGCAAATACCTGGTCATTTATAGTGGCGGTAAAGGACAATCCCTTGGGTAATCTATCGGCTAATGTCTCCTGATTGGCCTTAATAAAGGGAGCATCAAGTGATCTATAGGTCACCGCATTGAGGTGATTGGGTTCAAAGTCAATAATCTTGGCCGTCTTACCATCTAAGGTGGATACTTCAGTGATTTCCTCAGGCGAAAACATCAAATTCTCCCCACGCATTGGCCTGTTGTCCGAAATGAGGGGATTTACCTCTAATCATTGTCCGGTGTTCACCGCCTCCGAGCAACAGATATCCCAAAGCATCCGCAACGTGAGAGTGCATATTTTTGTTGGGAACGTCCTTAAATCTTTCTTGTCCGGCACCCATTGCCACACGTTTAAAGTGATAGCCACCGGAGAGGGCTTTGCGTAATCTTGCACATTCTCGATGGACAATAAAGCCGGGTTTACCATCAATTAACCGGGTCATGGGCAAGGCTCCGGCCTCTCGTCTGGTCTTAAATTCGTTAGTAGCTGTTGGTCTAGCTATAATCCCATGTGTCTTGAGATGATCAAAGGCAGTCTGTTCGTAAATCATATC